CACCACTTTTCGATTCACTTACACCTCCATTACCACCATTACCATTTGAGCTTTGCTCTCCACCCTCAACGGGTTTATCAATACCAACCTCTTCTGGTTCCTTACCATTACCAAAGTACCTTCCAGTCATTTTGAGACCAGCAGGAATCTTTTTACACTTTTTATCAGTGTAGCAAAAATAGTAACCGGGTTTGCACTTCATAAAAAAGGATAGATCCTGTTTATTATTTATCTTCTTTTAATCCAGACTTTAGCATCTTTGCTAATTCTGCAGTAGATCCAACAAATAGAGCGTTATTAACTGTTGATGGTCCTTTTTCTTTTTCTTCAGCATTGACATCTTTCAACTTTTTCTGAAGATCCATCAACTTGTCTGTTGCATCAGAAACACTCTTAATAAGTTGGCCTGCGACTTCATATGCCCTTGGTTGATCACTTTCCTGTGCCAACTCAAGAATGCCATTTATAGCTTCTTGTCCCTTTTCTATAATAGAATAAAGATTTCCTCTTGTATATTCATAGTCCTTTGTTACATCATCTTTACTCCTCTCTGGAACTACTTCCGACTTCATAATCTCAACCTTTTCGTCACTTTTCGCAATACCCAAAGAATCTTCTATTTCATCAAAATTTTTAGTCATAATCAAGGATCAATATCCTGACCAGAAGTTGGATTGAATATCTTTCCATCACTAAAGAACTCTGTAGAACCATCAAATCCAAAATCGTCTTCAGATTCGATAAGTATATCGTCTTGAACATCTACGACAAATATTGCAGTTGATGCAATATGGCTAACGGCAGTTGTATTTTCATAACCTCTGGATACAACTAAGTTATTGTTAATAATTTTACTAATAAACATTAGTTCATCATTAATTGTAATTCTGGACTGCTCTAAGAATAGAGATCCGTCAGAAACTGATATATTAGTAGTATCTGCTTCTATACTTCCAGCAAGAGTTCCTGCTTGTGTTCCAGTATAATTTTTTGTAGCAGATGCTTTTCCAATATAACGCATACTTCTTGGAGACTTCTTTGAGGCCTCTGTATGATAATCCACTTGAACTTTTTTGATGACTCCAGGTGTTTTTCCTGCAGGGATTGGACCATACAAATAAGTTTTTACTTTAAATTGTAAAGTATATAATAAAACTCTTCTTTTATTAAAATCGCCGTCATAATCATCTCTCATGCTAATACTTTCTAATACAACAGGAATATCTTTTCTCTCACCAATTTCATCAATTAATTTGACGCTAACATTATATGCTGGTTGAAAGTATGGTAAAATTTGCTCTATAATTTGAAGAGCATCTTCATTCAACTTTGTCATAATATTTAGCTCGAATCCCATATTATATGGAACTGGCATGAATACCTTCTTTACTTCTGTTTTATTTGACTTATTAAATGCTTTAAATTGTTTCGTTACTGTTCCCTTTCTAGATGGATCGTAATTTAAGGAAGTCATCTCAAATGACATTCTTGGCAATGTTATTGCATTTTTGCTTCCAATATCAGATTGTTGCTCTATTCTGGCTAAAAATTTCTGTATTGGTGCGTAAGATAGTGGAACTTTTATAACACTTGTTACATTTCCGGAGGAGTCTGTATGCCTAATATCTAAATTATTAAATATAGTTCCAAATGCAACAACTGTTTTTCTAAAAATTTCGTTATAATAATATGTTCCCAACATTGTTTATACTCCACCAAATGGGTTTACTTCTGAAAAGTCTAAAATAGAATCAGCTTCGGTCTGAATAGTAATACTTTCAGTATAAGGCTGTGTAGTATCTATATAGTTTACAGATCTGAGTGTCAAAGAGCTTCCCCCCGAACCAACTATGGTTTCTCCTGGAATAAATGCTCCTGTTATATTTGAAACAGAAAGTACAAAATTTGATGAGTTGTAACTTCTAACTCTTGCAGTAGAAGAACTAGATTCTCCAGTTATTATTTCATTCAAACTGAAAGATGCTGTTCCATCTGTTCCAAAAGATTCTGGAATAGCAATAGAAACTGATGGTATTCCAGTATATCCAGTTCCTGCATTTGTTATATTAATCGATGATACTATACCCTCGTTTATAACTGCTACTCCAGATGCAGTGGTTCCACTTCCAATTGGGCCGCTGAAAGAAATTACTGGCGGATTAATATATCCACTTCCCCCACCAGTTATACTGACGATACCAACAGTTCCTTGTGTAATATTAGCCTTTGCTGAAGCAATCCTAGTATTATCTCCTATACCACCAATGAATTGTATATCTGGTTCTGAGGTATATCCAAATCCAGGATTTGTTATCTCAATTTTTTCAACATAAAATGTTCCATCACCTATTGGTTCCATTATGGCAACAGCCGTAGCACTTTGACCAGAACTTGGTGGAGATATTGCAATCAATGGTGCTGTAGTATAAGAGTATCCTCTGTCTAGAATAGTGATGCTCTGAACAGAACTATCTTGATTAGTGTAACTGGTTATAGCAGAAGCTGATGTTCCTGCACCAGTTAAAGTGAATGTTGCTTGATATCCAAGATCTACAATTTCATCATCAATTTCGTCAATACCAGTTTCAATAATTTCATCTTCGAATCTGAAGAGTTCGCATGTCAATTCATAAATATAGTTTTTTTGTAATTGGTAGAATGGTTTATCTCTCTTTACATTTTTAATTTCGAATAAGACATCACCAAGTGGGAAGTAAATTATATCACCTTCTTTAGGTCTGCTAGAAAGTTTTATATTTGGAATTCTTTCAATCAGTGGTTGAATATAAAGTTCATATCTTTCTTGAGAAACTTCTAAAATTATTTCATCTTTAGACTCTATTCCAAATTTAGATAATTCTACACTTTGTCCTTCCCATCCGTCATAATTTTGCAAATACATTTCTATTGGAAGAGCATTTCTAAAAGCAGAGACTATGTTCTCTTTTATTATAGTATTTTCTCCCAAATATAATCTCGGCATATAGTGTACTTCTACACCATACATTTTTATAGATTCTGTTATGAGGTCCTGCATCAGGCCTTGTTCGCCTTTAGAACCTTGTAGAAAAAAAGGATTTAATGCCATTATCCTATCATATCAAGGGGTGGTATTTCATAGGTATTTGACATTTGCTCTCTAATTATTTGAAGTTCTTTTTCGGCATCATCGTACATTTGACGGCCATTCAATTCAACTCCACCAGGAAGTTTCATACCTTGGAATTTCATCATATTTTGACCCCACTGTCTTTTAATAAGAGATGTAAGATATTTTTTAAGAAATGAATCATTCCAAACTCTAGTATGAGTATCTGGATTCATTCCTCTATAACAATCAATAACCAAATACTTATCTTTGGATACACTAGACCAATCAATATCAAGATATAGTCTATTCATTCTTTGATTGAATCTTATTTGTTTCTGAGTTGATAATAAGAAATCAATATCTTCCAAATACCTTTTTGTCATAGAATATGTAAGAAGTTCTGTTGAACCCCAGAAGTAAATATCATTCAAGAAAAGTTGATATTTAATACTAAACATTCCAGAACTGATGGAATTAGACCCCTCAAACTGAAAAACTTTGGTTATTCCAATTATATCATCTGGAACTTTTAGATAGTTACTGTTTTCTTCATAATCAAACTGAACTGAAGAACCATCTATTATAGATGTTGCAGAGGTAGTTGCTATTCCAACAGAGTTAGTGGCTCTACCTCTATTAATATCATCTTGAGTAAATTTATACTTTAGAAGCGTTGGGAAGACTCCATCAAAATGTCTTTCTTGAAAGTATTGAATTGCATCATCAACTAGATCGTCGATTTGCTCATCGGCAACATTTATCTCAAGAACTGGATATCCCAGTTGTCTTTTGCAATAATCTATTAAAGTTTGTCTAGATGATGGTTGTGCCATTACTTATTTTCTACTAATTTGTGAAGGAGAGATTTTATTTCACTAATCTCATTTTTCATACAATCTAAATCGTTTTTGAAGGAATGAAATTCTTCCTTCTCCTTTAGTTTTTGTTCTTTAAGTCTAATATAGGAATTGTATGCTTGACTATCAGTATTTATGATAGCATTTGAGTTTTCATCCCTAAATAAATTTTTTTTATCTTTGACTTGTTTCATAGTTATGCTAATGCTATTACTCTCAAATCTCTAATCTTAGGAACCACTGCCTGATTAGTAGATGTGAATATTATTTTTACTTGATATGCACCATATTCTGGAAGATTATCAATTGTAAATTCATAATCAGAATATTCGTTATCACTTATGTTAATTGGAACAAATCTATCTGGTAATCCATCACTATTTCTAGGATCTAATACTTCGGAGTTATTTCCAATATTATTGTATCCTGGGAATAGTTCAAATTCTGGATTTATAGGACCATCTTCTCTGAAGATTTTATATAGAGCTCTAATATCAGTACCAGCTGGACGATTACCTAAGAACATCAATTTGATTGACGTAGCTGGTTGTTCTAATCTTATTGCCTGAGTCAAATAAACTGCAGAATGTGGTTCTGTGATGGAATTCATAATAGCACCATCTTGAGCAAAATCCTCTACAGGTTTATCAATCCTATTTGTGCTTAAGATAGCATTGACTCTTGTAGTATCAACAACTGGTGATATATCTCTATTATTAGTATTCAAGTTTAATTCTAAAGTCAAAGATCTAGATCCAGGAAGTTCTGAGACGAATTGCTCTTCATTTACTCTGGAAGCAACCATTCTAGGATTATCAAAATAGTTGTTTTCATTTATAACAACTGGTTCAAATCCTTTATCTTCAAAAGAAGCCTCTGCTGTTCCATTTTGATATCCACCAATACTTGTAGCAGAAATAGTTCTCACATTAGAAGTAATTGTCGATTCTGAAGGAGTGAATACTTGAACATTAGGATGAATTAATTCAAACTGTAAATTTTTTGTAGATTTAACATTAATTCCACCAGCACGTTTTGTTTCTCTAAAGAATAGTTCTGGGAATCCACTTACATTACCAGTTCTGTCTGTTAGTATTGTAGTAACTCCTTCTGTTCTTCCAGACCTATCAATTTTTAGATAAAAACTATCTAGAGACCTTGATATATCTGTAGGGACATTTGTTCTTGCAAAATTATGTTGAGTATTTAATCTAGCTAAACAGATTCCATTAAGTTCGTATTTATCTACAAAATTATCAGCAGTATGTGTTGTTGGAACTGTATTAAATGAACCCCTGGTAATTCCTGAAAGTCCAGTAGAATCCGAGGTTATTGCAGTATACCTAATAATCTCGCTATTTATTTTGACATATCCAGGATTTGTGTTGCTAATAGCCATTCCCTCAAAAGTTCTATATTCATCTATTTCTGCCGTGTTTGATGTAGTCGTAATTGTAATATCATCAGTAGAAGTCTTTGATATAGTTTCAATTAGAGTGAGTGATTTAGTATCAGTTCGTATATTTGAAAGATTTACTAAATTATTTGATGAGTGCATTCCATGACTATGGAATAGTACATTCATGTGCAAACCATCTCTACTATTGTTGGGGAAGACTTCTGAAGTATTAGGAGTAATTCTAAGAAGCTTTTTATCAACTCCAGAGTTATTTGTATAGAAAATTACGGAATTTTCGTTATATGTTCCTTGAATATTTCCAACAAACATTGAGTTAGTAATTCCAAGACCTACAATAGAAATTCTTGGAGTTTCATTACCAACTCTAGCAAAATTAGTAGGATTAATACTCAATCTTTGACCGACTTGATAACCAGAACCACCATCAAACACCTTAACACCATTAACATCAATTGAACCATTGTTAACTGTGATATTACATGTTGCACCAGATCCAGTTGAAGATGTTAATTCAATATCTTTATATGTAAAAGTTCCGACAGAAGGTGTAAGACCGATTCCAACATCATCAAGTTTTATACCACTTCCGGAACCACTGGTTTTATTGCTGGTAATTGAACCGCCCAGTCCAACAATAATTCCACTAAAGTCTGGATTATTTGCTTGAGTTATTCCGATACCTGGTCCAAGCTCACCTAAAATATTTGAAGTAATCTCAGTTGATACTCCAATTTGAATTTGTCTAGAAGCCATAATCAGTGGATTATCCCTCAATCTCTTTATTTGATTATTATCTTCTGAAAGAATTGAACTGTAAAATCTTACAGTACCATTAGTTTCTTTAAATTTAGCTTTATTGATAACATAAGCCAAATCTTCAAACTGATTTGGAGTCCAAGTAGAACCGTTTTGTGACTTAAATAAGACACCAGCCGAAGGTTGCTGAGAAACAATTGATTGAGATTCGCTATCATCTTCAGAACTTCTGAATATGTCAATTTCTCCCATCCTTGCAATGTATACATTATATTCATCAGAATTTGAAAGTAAAGTTATACCATATTCTCTATTAGCCTCAAGATATACTAATGATGGGAAAGTAAATCTAGTAGATGATAAAGAATCTAAGGAACCACTGGCATCAAAAATATTAACATCTTCAGGTTCTAATGTGACTTCACCAAATGGTGGAATTATTTGAGTTGGAACACCGTTTCTTAAAGTTCTTATTTGACAGGTAATTGGTATGGATTCTGATTTTGTTTTAAAGTAGATATCGATACTACTAATGAATACACCACTTCCATCACCAGTAATAAAAGACTGGCAAAGTGGATCAATCCATCTAACGTCTTCCTGTACTTCTTCTTGTTCCTGAGTTATCCTTGTTTCTTGGCGAGTACTCTCTTCAAACTTTTGATCCGTATGGTCTCTCTTCTCAATTTTAGCATTTCTAACACCAATGACATCTTCTTGAAGATTATCAAGCTCTCCTTGAGCAAAGAAATTAGTTTCTGCAGAAGTATTGACAAAACCTCCAACCGTAGAATTTACAGAACTATCTGTTAGTCTAAATGTTTTTGTTCCCGTTTCAAATCTTGGATTTTTTGCTACTGAAGAATCTGGAATAAAGAAGCATCCTCGAATAGAACCATTTTCATCAGTTACTAATCTGACATTCGATATTGTTGCTTCAGCACCACTGTTTTGTCCAACCAACTTCATACCAACTCCTACCCATCCAAGACCATTCTCTTCGATGCTAGATAATCCAAAAGTATCAACATTTAAAATATTAGTTGACTCTGAATATTCAGATTCCATAGTAGAATCTGAATTGTATGGGCTAGTAGTATAAGTTGCTGTAGGATTATTATATGGTCCATACTTATGATTTGGATTTGCTAATCTAAATCTTATTCTTGGATTTACACCATCTCCAGATATATCTGGATTATCTTGTGGCATGAGACCTTGCACAATCTCACCAACTTCAAATTCTCCATTTACGTTACTAACTTCCAATAACTTAGGAACAATAAAGTTATTCAAATCTACACCATCAAAGAATGGGTAAACCCTTGTCAATGGTTTCAATCTCTTTGCAATAAATTCAACATTTCGGAATCTCATAAAAGGAATTACATCCCTACTTACCACTTTGTTACCAAGACTTTGCTTATCGATTTGCTCAGTAACTTTATATGAGATTCCAGTTCTATTAAATTCATGTCTAGTGGTAATCTCTACTTGTTGGGATGTGGTTACCGTATCTGTCCTTACCCTAGCAATTTCAACTTCACCAAGTCCGCTATCTGCTGTACCAAATCTAGCTCCACCTCCCCTATCAAATGCAGATTCTTGAATTGCTAAAGCTTCTCTAGTTCCAGGTTCAATTCCTCTTCTCTGAAGATTGGCGAGCATTCCTGCGCCGAGAGCATTTACTGCCGAACCATCAGTAACAAGTCTAAATTGAGTTGTTCCGTCTGCTCCTGTAGTTGAATCGTTTGTACCAACTGTTGCAGTCAATAATCCATCTGCATCTGGTTGGCCAAAACGAGTAGTAAGTCTTTGACCAGCTGCACTGTCTGCATTAATCAAAAATTCATTATTACTACCTCTAGAGATGACCCCTTCAACCAAAGAATCAATTAGACCACTTGCAAGGTCATTATTGCCAGCATCTAAAACTCTTCCTGCTCCATTAGAGAATATATGAACTCTACTTCTATCAACTACTCCAGTTTTTTGCCAAGTGCTTTCGCCCTGAACTTTTGTCTCTATGGGAGAACCTATATTTCGTTCCGACTCTGTTCTTCCCGCAAAGTTTTCTTCCCATGCATTCCATTGAATAGCACTCCAACCATCAGCTTCAGGTGGATATAAATCCATAAATGCTTGATAAGAACCTTCAAGAGTTATATTGTTAACTTCTAGTTGATTTGTTGCAATCCAAATATCAGATTCTGGCTCAAGTTCCATAGAACCAGACCAGTTTACAATATTAAACGGATTTACATTTTCAGTTCTTGTAGCAAACTTTTGAGACTGAAATTCTTCCTCGTCATAATCTAATGTAATTAGATCTCCTGTTTTTCTTACATTTGGACTACCCAAATCAGTTACAAATGCTAAATCTGCATCTGGTGTTGTTGTACTAGTAACACCAGGTATAGCACTAGAACCAAGTTGCAAATCAATAGATGGCGTATTATGTGAAGGTCTGCATAGATTATTTTCTGTATCAATGGAACATCCCCAACTTGGATCACTAGTATTAGCTAACTGCAAAGTGCTAAAGTTATCTACATAGAAACCAGATTTAAATCTATCTAATCCTGTTGTTGGGTCTTTTATTGTTAAAGCGTTGGTATCAGTTTCTAACAATGAAAGTGATGTATAAAACTCAATATTAGAAATTCTTCCATCAAGTTTAGCGATATCTTTCATAGTATATCGCTTATTTTCCGATTTTATGAATTTAACTTGCTTCGCGCCAAATACATATGGTGGTAAATAAGCAGTTCCTATTAAAAGTGCTGAGTCTTCATTTGAAGGTTCTTTTGGATCTCTAGAGGCAATTCCTTTTTGAACAGTAAATTTACCATCTCTCGTTAAGAAAATTTTATCAATTCTGCCTACATAATGATCAAATCCAACCTCTAAAACAGTTTTTGGAGTTATGCTAAATTGTGGATGTCCTGAAGGATCTGAAAAGTCCTTCCCATCAAATTCAAATGGAGATCTTGTATCTGTAGATAAATCATAATCTTTTACTCTAGGCCTAAAATCAATCAAATCACTATTTCTAAACAAGTCCCCTCTAGATTGAGTGAATGATATTGATTGATATACGTCTGGCGAATAACTATTTGCACTAAAGAAATCGCCACGATCAGAAGAATCTACAGAATATTTTTGGTAGATTACTCTTATTTTACGCTTTGGTTCGAATGTATTTGAAGACTTTATCAGTCTTGAGTAATCATAATATTCTGGTCTAATTCCGTTATCAAAATAATAATCACCAAAGATGTTCTTATCTCCTAATGTAGTTAAAAGAACTTTTGCTGTTATTAAAGAGGATGCTGATAAAATACTTTCTCCTGGAAGAAATCTCTCCTCATTCATATACTGAATTTCTAAACTATTTGTAGTAGAATCTTTGGTTACAACAATAGCCTTAGCAACACCAAATAGTGACTGTATAGTTTCTCCAATAACAAAATTATCTGCTGTAGTCGTAGGTCCTGTTATATCAGTTAATTTTATAGTTGGTAGTTTTGGATTTTCTAAATTTTCAGATTCATATACACCATAAACTCTGTATACATCTGGACAATTCAAAGATATCTGATCGTCTTCTACTCTAGTTCCATATACCGATGAATAGCTCAATCCATTGTTAAATGTTCCTTCCCCAGTTCCTGAAGATTCATACTTAGATCTAGATATTGTTAAATCTCCAATACTATTAAATTTTTTCTCTTTTGACTTTACACTTTTTTTATCTAAGGTTGTAATAAGAGTATAATTTGTCCCATTAGGGATGTCTGCGATAGAAATCTGTCTTCCTACTATCGTTACATTTCCTCTGTTGATGGTGATTATAGTTCCATTAGAATCTGTCAATTGATATTTACTACCAACATCCTTCCAAGAAACTTCTGGTAATGTTTGGAAATCAGGTTCGGTATCTAGATTTATTTGTAAAAAGTTGTTGGATACCGTTCTATTTGTAAATTGATATGTTAAATTCAGATCACCTTGAGAAAGATCTACAGAAGCTACATTTCTATATTTTAATGGGCTAAAGAACCCACTACTCTTAGAAATAAAGGATGGTCTTAAAATTCCTACCGATGATTTTTCTTTTGTTCCAGAAACTATTTCACCTCTATTTACGCCAGAAACTGCTGTTACTCCAGCAATTCTCACATCTCTTCCGGAGGCAAGGAGTTCTGTAATTTTAGCATATGATGGTAAAATCTCAGAAGTTGCAAATACAGATGTATCGTCAGGATTTGAATAAATGATAATATCGTTTTTTCTGGCTAATGTAGATAAATTTTCATTAGTGCTGGTTAATATACCCACATTTATGCCTGTATCTCCAGACATTTGAAATTCCGTTCCCACACTAGATAAAGAAATTACTCTATCCAATACAGTGTCTGCATTAAAGTGTGCTCCCAGTCCATGCGTATTTTTATTTTGGAATACCGACTTTACATCACCTAAATTGTAATCATAAACCTCTGTAGTCAATATACTTTCTTCTTCGCCATTGATAATTAATTCTTCATTTTTTATGAACTGGCCAGAAACATTAGTAACTACTAATTTTGGATCTGTTACTGTATTGTCGATTTCATACTTTAAGAATCCGCTAGCGCCACTAGACTTACCTTTTATAAATGTGGGGAGCTCTAATTTACTTCTACCAATTGTATTAACGCCAACCTCAGTATACGTTTGCATATCATACATGTATAATTGATATTCTGAAGATGCATCTTCATAAATGTTTTCTGAAGTTAAATCTAAAACTCTTGCTTCACCTACAGTAGTAATTCCAGTTGAGCCATCTGTAGTATCTCTCCTATCATGTCTTAAATCAATAATATTGTTGTTATTATTAAATTCGATTGATGGAATCCCATAGAGATTATTAATCTTTACAGATACGCCATTCTCTACATTAATACCAGAAGTTGGGACTCCAACAGTTGTTCTTGGTTTCTCTACGTCCAAGTATTTTGGAGCCAACGTTTGAATATCATAACCTCTAACATATGCCTTACCTGGCATAATTTTATAGGTCAATAAATCATCAGATGCCGGATTTCCTTCGGGTGTGATAGAACCTCTGTCAAACAATCCATTATTTCCCGAATAGTTGTTTACAGTTTCTCTAGGAAATACATCAAAAGATTTTATGACATAATCTCCAGATTCATCATATGTTCTTCTTGCTAACTCTTGGCGAACTAAATTATATTGACTTCTATCGACAAATTTTTCTATTATACCATTTCTTATTCTAATTAATTCAATAAAGTTTTGATCATTTCTGTCATCAATATCTTTTTTAGATAATATGAGATTTATTTTTAATCTATCAGCACCTGGTGCTGCATAGTTTGAAAATCCTTGAGAATTATCATTCAATGACGAATCATCTAAAGATGAAACTATAGTCTCATTTACCAATAACCCCACTCTTACTGATGGACTATTGCTATATTGATCTAATATGACTGTCTGCTTTTCAACAGACACAAAATTCCCTCTAACAAAGTAAACACCATCGTTGATTGTCGCTGCTGATGCTTTAAAACTGGCACTTGTGGGAACGGTATTTGCAAAAGTATTTCCAGCCTGTATTAGAGTGGAACCATAAATTATATTCGAATTGGTTATTAGAGACTCTCCGGGTTGGAAAACTTGATATTCCGAATTTGGATTTGAGTTCAAATATTTTACATATAGAGTAACAAAACCCTGCTCAGATTCTGTAGAATCTAAAACTTTCGATACAGTAGCTGTAACACCACTAGTCGAGCCCTTTACTGAAATTCCAACCAGTTTATCTAAATATGATGCTACAGGGACACCAAAAAACGAAGAGTCAATTCTAACACCATAGTAACTAAAATCTACTCCAGTAGCTCCTGGAATGACTTGAGAACCTTCTTTAAAAAAGTGGTCCCCAAATTTTTCAATCTGATTCTGAAGTATACTTTGAAGAGTTGTTAACTCTCTGGCTTGTACTGGAAATCCTGGTTTGAATAAAACTTTATGAAAACCTTTGTCTTCATTAAAGTCATCAAAATAAGGAGAAACGTTGAGATTAGTTTGCTGGGGCATTTTATTAGAATTCTATAATAATTTTAATATCTTCTTTTTGGTTTCTTGATCTGGGAATAGGTTCTCGATTATCGACATAAATTATATCTCCAGACCTAGGTTTAATTTCTGGATTTGCAACACCATTCACAAATGCTTGTCCAAGATTATATTTCCTATTATTTATTGTCGTTGTTGAACTGGGATTATTAGATGTTCCGAAAGTGTTATCTATACTTAATCCATTAGGTGAGGGATTATCTGGTTGGTTTATTGTCAAATTACCTCCAGTTCCAACACTTCCAGTAAATCTAAGTAACTTGTAACCAAACTGTGGTTGTGTTCCATATGCTGGAGAACTAGGTCCCCCTTCTGGTTGACTCAATACAAGGCTTCTATCTTGCCAGAACTTTAAAATCTGAGTGGTTTTATCATATGATGCAACTCTTCCTATAGCTGTCATTCCAGAACCCACGGTTTGAGTGATTCTCTCATCATCAACAAAACTTAGAGTTGATGCGCCAATACCAGTCAACTTTAAAGCGTAGAGTCCAGAAGCTGTTGGTTGAGTGAAAGTTACTCCAGTTCCAGAAAATGTTTCTGGATTTTTTACTACACCCAATCTAGCAAAACTATTACTAGAAATAACATCAGGATTTTGGAATTGTAGATTTTCAAATCTACTATAAAGTAAAACTCTATTGGCACCCAATTCTCTATAGATATTAGCACCATGACCACCTTTCGGCGAAATCATAACATCAAAATTTGCTAGTGTTGTAGTTCCAATTCCAGTATGAGTTACATTTGAAATATCGAGAGTTCCATAACTGTATCCACTTCCTCTATTAGTTATTGAAATATCTACAACTTTTCCTTCCGATGAAATTGCAATAGAAGCTTCTGCTCCATCCCCATCACCAATAATTGGGATATTGTTTATTGAAGTTGCGGAACCATATCCAATTCCCGCGTTTACAATTACTGCAGCCTCAATAGATCCATCTACAGAAGCATCAACAATATCAGATACTTCTGAATTACCTAATGACCATTTTTCTGGAACGGGTATAAAATCAGTGGAATCGAATTTGATTACATCATTTGGTCTTATTGTATAGAGATATTTCCAAAGATACTTATCGCTACCATCACCTGCAGCTTGTGCTGTAGTAGTTGTATGGGTTGGTTCGTTGATGGATGGTCTTCCTTTTGGATTATCAGGGTCTGTTCCATTCTGCAAACATATATAGACTCTATAATCGCTGGTTAGTACATAAAATTTTGAATCATATAATCTGGTAGAATTTGTTATGGGAGTTCTATTGACTCTAGAGTAGTCATTTCTATACATCTCATAGGTTTCTCCAGTGACCCAAGTATATTTTCTCACTACTTGTCTAGCATCACTTGGAGCTATCTTTGATAATGCTACAATATTATCAAATGCTCTATTTTCCTCATCAAAACTATCAATGGGATCTGGAGTATTATTCTGCCAATCACTATCTATCTCATTAATATCTGGGACAGATAAGAATGTGTAATATGAATTGGATGTATTGCCAATAGAGGCTATGAAATCAGAAGCCCGTAATATTCTAAATTGGTCAGTTAAGATTGCCGACATTTTATGTTTTTCCTTTATTTATTCTTTAAAAATCTTCTTTAAATGGTAAATATCTTGTAATTATTGGTGAAGGTAAATCGTTTGCACTTATCCCAACAATTTCATTGATATCAAATGCATACGAATCAGAAGATCTTGTTCCAGTAATTTTTCCCCAACTATAAGAACCATAGTAATAACCATCTCCAGAGTTTGTAGTAGGGGTTATCCCGTTTAAATTGGAAACATTGGAATATACTGTTGTTATTCCATTGTTCGATAAAACTTGATCAGCTTTATATATGTTATCAATGAAAGATAATCCTACACCAATCGAAGAACCATTTTCAATAGAAATTATTCCATTTCCAATGTTAGAACCAGATACTGTGAAGTATATGTCTGAGACTATTCCTTCTAATCCAGCATTTATAGATTCATCATTTTGAATAGTGAATTCAAGCATAGGTGATGTTGTATTTATTCCAGAAGAACTAGTTCCAACTCCGACTATTATTCCATGACCACCAGAAACATTTACGTTAGTAATTACTTCTGATTTTGTTGAAACACTTGAGGAATCAAATTCTTGAGAGGTTATGATTATATCGTTGGTTACTCTAGAATCTGCATTGAAATTCTTAGATATGCCATCAACATATAAAATATGATCAGAATTGGTTATAGGTCTTATTAATTTAGATTCTGGCCGTATCAATGCCTCTAAACTTAACCTTTTTTTAGAAATCAATTCTCCGCCAATAAAAGCGTCAGTATTTTGTCTTATGAGATGTGCAGACCTCAAAGATTCTGACAATCCATTTCCACTGTAAGTTGTTGTTTTTACGGAATTTGAATTATTAATTGATGTTATGGTTCTTGAATCTTCCCTATCAATAAATCTGTTATTTTCTGGATATGATAATTGTACCTTATCCCCAATTTCTAATGGAGGATCGATATCAATGAATTTAGTATCACCAACACTTCCTTTATAGAAGAAAATCTGACACTTATAGTCGGATTTTGGTGGGTGAGTAAATGTAAACTCTGTTCCACCTTCAAATGTATAGTCGTCATTTGGTTCCTGTATAACTCCATCCAAAAGAACTATTAAGTTTGCTGCTAAATCAATAGATCCATATGTTCCTTTTTCAATACTTAATGGTTCTATTCCAAGTGGGCCTTGTCTCTTCAAACTAAATGTACGTCTAACTCCGTCAAATTGGTTTGAGATATCAAGTACCAATTCTAATATTCCAATATTCCATGCTGCAAACGGTTCGTCATATACATCCTTTACTGTTATTGTAAATGGAGAAGTCGATGAATTTGAATCTTCTAATATTCCTACTGGTGTCAAAACTTCACCAATTTCATATCCATATCCAAAGTTTGTAATTCTAAAATCAATAACGCTAGAACCTTGTCCAACAACTACATCAACAGATGCTCCAATTCCAGAAGTGCTTCCACTCAAAGACAAATTATTGTATGGGATAGGAGAATCAAACAGTACTGATGGTGGGGTATTAATATTGTAACCAGAACCAGGATTTGTAATTACGACTTCAGTTACAATTCCAGCATTGACTACACCATGAGCCTTCGCTCCAGTTCCAGTTGAACTAAAGAATTTTATTGGTACGATTGGTTGTGTATATCCGGAACCGGGGAAACTAGTTTCTGTATATCCATTAAGAAGAGTTGAGTACGTAGTTCCTATGCCAACAGAATCAATCTCTCCATTGACTACAGATGCAATTCCAACCGCTCTCATTTGGGGTTGATAACCAAATCCCTGCGAGGAGGCTACAGAAACTATTATTCCCCCCTTAGGAACCATATTTTTATTTACATCAATTTGAGATACTATATCATTTCCTAATCCATCTTCTCTTCCAACAAATCTCAATTGTGTACCAATACCCACAACATTTTCGACATTAAAATCTATGGTTGGTTTTTGAGATATATTTCTCAAAAGCACAATACTATTAGAATTCTCAGTTTCATCATATCCACTTACAGCATTCCCTTCCTCCGTAAGATTAAAATCTTTTTTAATTCCATTAAATTCATGTGAAATATCATCAAATATAGCATTTTCTTCATAAGATGATTTTTGGAAGAATCTTCCATTGAATGATGATTTTGTTTTTAATCTGGATAGGTTTAGAAAATCGTTTCTAACCTCCGTCAATCCATATGGAGCCTCTTTGAAAAATATTCTATCCTTAACGATATTATAATCTCCCCTGTATATTCTTACAATGTCTCCTGAAGAATGAGATTCTGCCTTGGTTCCCATCCAAGATCTATCAACCAGTACAGAATTTACGGTTGGCGTCTTTGCACTAGATATTCTCATAAACTCATTTCCAAGTCTAACAATGTCACCATCTCTCATAGTAGAAATTCCAGTGAGAGGTAATGAGGTAGATAATCCAGTAATATTATTAGATAAAGTATGTGTTATGGAAGTCCAAGTCATTGGACTTTGAATGATATTATCTATCATAATAACACATTTCTTGTTAGAATTTATAGAATCAAAAGTTTGATCTTTCATTCCAGCATAGAAATCAGTAATGGTCAAAGCTATTCCAGACAAAGCATCAGATCTAGAAGTTGCAATTTGTATAGTATTTTCTGTCTTCTTTATTGCAAAAATAGTTTCTGGTAGTCTATCTGTATAACCAGTACCAGTCATCACAGAAATTCTTTCCGTACCAATTCCGGTATATTGTATTTCCTCTCCAGTAACAAAGAAATGATCATCGGATGTCCCATTTTCATCAAGGAATGTTATTGATCCTAGAGTAGTAGAAACTCCTGAAGGAGAAATTTCTTTTGAAAATAATGAATCGCCAACATGCTTAAGTGGGAAATCCAATTTATATCTTTTTAATCTCTCAACATATGTAAAGTCATCTACAAAAATGTCTAGATGCGAGAAAGAAGTGTTTGCATATCCAGCAGTTTCTTTGCCAAACTCCTCAGAAAATACCTTTACAGTAACACCTATTCCAGGATTTGGTGTAAACAAAAGATCGACTTTGTTATTATTCAGAGAATAATCATATGTACCTAGTGGGCCATTTGTATTTACATTTCCATATTCATTATAAAATGTATCAGTATCATCGTGTATTCCAATAATTGTGGAAACATCTTTTTCTCCAGAATCAGAAATAACTTGAACTAAATGCTTTGAAGACCTGAATTGGTCAACTCTCATGGTAGAAATAGTAGTTATACTAGGATTTGAACTAGCGGATATTTCAGTAAAGTTAGACTCTAACTTTATATTTTCTGTATTAGGATCTATAAAGGTGGATCCAACAGAAGCAGTATTTTTAAATCCAATTACATATAGTTTGCCAACGAACGAAGTAGCTGCTATCCCAGTATTCAAAGTAAAGTTTAAATCCAGATTTCCAGAAGAGTAACTAGTATCAAATGCTCCTAAATCTCTATGAGTATTGATATCACTGAAGAATACGTTATGAACATTGAATCCACCATCGTAAGTTGTGAATCCCTCTACACATTGATAATCAGAAGAACCTGACGGTAATAGTTGATTATCAGTATCTGTTTCTACTTGAATAATAAAACCATATGAATCATATTGAGTAGCATCTAAACTTAGTATTTTTTGAGAAACTCCAGGATTGGCATTGAATGATGTTGTCAACCCAATTCTATCGACAAATCCCAAAGAAACCGTTTCATCGATAAGAGAAGCATCTGTTATTGCTGTTCTATAGACTTTCATATAGATGTTATCATCTATATCATATGGCATAAATTTTACTTCGATTTTTCCTAGTGTGATGTCAGTTGTTAATGTCCCGAATGGATTGCTGTTATAAGCTCCGGTATAATCGCCAATAAAAACTAAGAAATTATTATGTGTTAATATAAAATTAGCTACCTCATATTCATTTGTGGTAGAATTATACATTTCAATAATATACTTACATGTTCTTATAGTATTTCCATAAAAACTATCAATAACTGTAAATACATCCAAATTTGGATTACTCTTGAACTCATCACTAAAATCGTCAATAGTTATTGCTCTGTTTTTATCGCTTCTGAAGAAATCGGTAATAATTTTTCCATTAAAAGAAATATTTTTTGAACTAGAGGCAATTTTGTCCTCTCTAACCATATCAAAATCATGTATTCTGTCCACCTCTATGGAACTTGTTAGATTAGTTACTGAAGTTACAGAAGTGATTCCTGAAATTGGTCTTGTTGTGATTCCAACTGAAGATTCTGCAATATAATCACTAAATCTTTTAAATCCAGAAGTATGAACTAAATTTCCTACAGAATCGTCCCATTTACTAATATCAGTCGTTCCCTTAATTGAATATGAGAATCTTTGATAATAATTATTATCATGAATTTTTTGAGAAAAATTACTAAGTTTTCCAGTTTCTTTTGATGAACCTAGTAATATTGGGCTTGTCGCATCTACAATAAACTTTCCAGAAGAAGTTTCTAATGACCTTACAGTGCCCTTTGCTGTCGTTGTATTGCTATTAATAGAATCTCCAACTTTAATGACTCCACCTTCAATGCTATTAACCCTTAACTTTGATGTAGTTTGATCCCATCCTTGATTATCTACGACAAATCCAAACGTTTCTGCAGAAGAACCAAAATTTAAACGTTCTCCTGCAGAAAATAAATCTGCGACTCCCTCTTTAAATTTAATTTCATATGAAGCTAAGTTAGACTCTTTAATTATGGAACCAGAGGAATCGGTTCTAATTCCTGCAGAAGAAGTGTTTGAAATGGTATACGATACTGTAGCAACATTAGCTACTCCAGGTGCAGTGTTAACACCAACAATATCAAATAACTGATATCCATGATTACTCGAATTGTATCCATCTCCAGATCCGGAAATAATCTCAATTCCCTCAACAAATACTTTTTGACCAATAGAAAATGGATAAGTAGAATCTGTAAATCCAGTCGGAGGTGTTCCTAACGTTAGTGTTACAATTTTAGTAGAAACATCAAATTCAGCGTCTATTACATCGATTCCATTAGTATTATTTGTACTTACAGCTAATAAATTTGACTTTGATAATCCAGAACCACCATTTATTACATTTACTTCAGATACTGAAGATCCAATAAGATTTACATCAAAAATGATATTATTCATTTCTTGATTCAATTCAGAATCATAAATCGTAATATTTGGTGGGGTCGTATAGTCAATTCCAGATTCAACAATTTTAATACTTTCTATTTCATGGTAATTTGATATACTTATAACTGTTGGTATATCTGCTATTGGTTTAAGTGTTTTATCAGAAGAAAATTCAAAACCAATATTAGAAATATCTAATTTTTTTATGTTTCCAACTTCTTCACCAATAAAATTAATAATAGCTCCAGAACCAGTGTTTGATGCTATAGAAGTTACTTCTGGAACTTTTTTTAGATTTGCCGATTTTTGCTTTATCTTTAAAGATTTTATAGGGCCAAAATAATTTGCTGATTCTGTAGAATATTCTGATTTTGATAAATCGGAGGATTCATAATACAATCTTTCCGGTTCTTGTTCTAAAGATACCTTAAAAGATTTTGAATCTATCACATTAATTTCATACTTACCATTATATCTGCTGAATATTAAATCAATTTTATTTGAATTAAATGGTTTTGGTGCTAAATCTGGAAGTATTTTTAATTTATCTTCCTCGCCAGCACTCTTGATTTCATCAGTATTTGTTGGTTTCAACTGATAATAGAAAGAACTTGGGAAATTTTCATTTAAATGAAGTCTAACTAAAGAATTTAATTCTCCTGGAGTTCCCACTCTTTCAATTTCAATTTCAGAAGATGTTTTTGTAGATTCAAATTCCCCAACAAAAGATTCATCAGTAAAAAATGATAGTCTTAAATTTGTTAATGAACTATGAGAAACATCAAACGCAATATTAGCATATGCTGGTAGTTTTATGTGAGGATTTACTAAACTAAATCTATGATTAGAACCTTGTGTAGTTAAATTTATTTCTTGAACTGGTAAACTAAATCTGGCATCCCACTCATGAGTCGATAGCTTAAATTCATTATCTGTTATTTTATGTGCATAATAAATGGTTTCATTTTCTAAAGGAAGAGTCGGATCACTAGATTCGTAAAAAATTCTGTCTCCATTGTTATAACCATGATTTTCTATTGTTATTACATTATTTTCTATATCAATATTGGATGGAGATGATGGGTTAAAAATAGACTTTCGTATCTCTGAATTATATTCGACTTGATATAATGTTTCTGAAACCGAAGAGTTTATATCAATACTTACAATATCTCTATTAGAAAGTTGATGATCATCGATTGTCGTTACAATACCAGTATATTTTTTAATATTTGAATTGAATATTGTTTCGGAAGTTTTTAAACTATGAGATTTCCCCGAACCATAATTTGTAAAATATAGTACATTTGGCACTTTTGTTGTTGTTACTCCAACATAACTCCCATCCGAACCAATTCCAATAGAACTGGTAGATAGTCCAACAAAATTCCTTCCGAGATTCACTGCATATAGTAATGAATTATCTTGAAGAGCAAATTCGTTACCAACTGTATCCGTAGTAACCCCTATTGGAGATTGACCGCGTGATGAGTAAATTACTTTATCGCCCGTCTTTAGTCTATGATTTTCTATAAAAATTGACTGCAATTTTATCTGTCTTTTTTTGGAGTTGACAGTATTGAATGTAGAAATTCCAATTATTCCAGCCCCAACCGATTCTGAAGGATTGAAGTAGAATTCTGATCTTCTTCCGGTATTGGATTTATTTCTAAAATCTTTGGATAAAATAATTTGTCTACTATCAAGAATCACATCAGACCCAGAAACATGCGAACTTCCAGTGGTTGATAGTTGCTCTCGTAAGATGGATAATGTATTATTTTCTCCATCAAATCCAGTTACTTTTACTTTTTCATTATCGATAGTTAAATAATCATTTACTTTTAAATTATCTAAAATATTAAAAACGCTGGAACTAATTGAAATTTCAGTTGCAATCCCTGTCTGAGATGCGTTGCCAATAGATCTAGATAAACTAGTTTTGAAATTGGTTATTCCAATTTTATATGAGCCATTCAACTCTTCTATTTTTGAAGAGGAGTCAAAGAAAGAAACAATATCTCCGCTTTCTAAGTTATGTGGGAATTCTGATGTAACCTGAATGAGCCCATCTGGTCTAAATTCTACGTTTACATCTTCTATAATATTTTTTTGTGATGATATTTTCTCTATTCCAACTCCAATAACTGATTCCACTTCTGCTATTGGAGAAATTGAAGAACCAGTACCATCCATTTTTACGACAGTTCTGTCTCCAACCTTATAATTTTTTCCAGAATCAATAATTTCTATATCCGTTATATCTCCGAAAGAAGTTTTTAATAAATTATTTGTTAAATTATTTTTATTCTGAGGTTGAATAAGATATTCATAGGTGCTATTCTTCTCCATAAATTTATATGGAGAAGTATTTCTAGTGACATTTAATAAATTAAGATCAATATCTCTTTGGTTAACTTTGGGGTCAAAGTTTACTAATTCTGCTGATGATTTGTAATTTGGGCCAATTACATAGGGAAATTGTGGTCTCTTGTAATTAAAGAATGGGGACTGTGCGTTTTTATCATTCTCTCCATCTTTATCTGAATTCTTATATGTTACAAAGTATGCATATATGCCATTTGGAAATTCTGGAGTTATACAAAATCTTCCATTATATTCATCTAGATCACCATCTCCCCTATATTCATAATCTTCAATAAAAAATCCTTCTGGGAAATCAGCAAATGCTGGGCCATTTTTTCTTACTGATTGATTTTGAGGATCTTTATTATTTTTAATACCATATCCACTGGATAATAATCTTACATCTCCTCCATTTTTATTTGAATATCCATATGGTCCATATATTGGATTTCCATCGTAAGACCACCCAATAATTGGGGAGTGTTCTGTTGAATAATCTGGTAAAACACTCTTATCCACTTCTCCAGAAATAGAATCAAATATTAAGTCTGGAGTTCCATTATTTGTTAGTATGTTAGACCTTAATTTTCTGGGGGCATATAGAGAACCAAATCCTATCCCAAGATTAGAATCTTTACTCTCAACAAAAATTCCATCATCAGTTGTCATATTAGATTTATTTCTCTCAAATAGATTAATATTCCACTTTTGAATTTGTGCTCTAAGAATTGCTCCACTACCAATAGGAATTACTCTAATAGAAGTATTTTTTCCATATCCAACTCCACCATATACAATCGTAACCGACTCGATAGAACCATTATTGAGCACAGGCTTTAATATGGCTCCAACACCATTTCCATCAGAATCGATAATCTTAAGATCTGGTTCTGAAGTATAGTTATTTCCACCGTTTCTAACGATCACAAATGATATTGAACCATTTGACACTATTGGTTCTAAAATGGCTTTTTCTCCAGTATTAATACTAATTTTTGGTTCAAAAATTAGCGAGGAGTCAAAATTTATCAAACTACTAGAAGAACCATATTTATCTCCACCATTTGTAACAGAAACTGAAGTAATATCACCCTTTACTACAGGTCTTAATGAGGGGTTTCCTCCGAAAGTGTATCCTATACCAGTTTTTCCATCTACAGAAATTTCTATAGGTGGATAATTAAAGATATGAGTTCCATCTCCAACCGAATCAAACTTTAAATATTTTGCTCTTTCATAATTCTTTGTTGAAATGTCTGTACTAACCCCAGCTAAAGATAATCTGAAATTATTTTCATCAAATACAGTTACTTGATATAGATTGGTTGTAGAAAGTCCAGATATTGGGAGATTGTTCCCTTCATACGAATATGTAATTATATCCCCATCCTTGTAATCATGATTTTGTATATTGATGACATTTTCTGCAGTATTTACTCCATCAATGTTGCTGGAGTCTGGATTGTTTGAATCTATTTCAATTATTCTTTTTTTACTCTTGTAATCTTCTCCTTTAGATACAACAATTACATTTGATAAAATATTTTTTGGCTTTGTAGAGACAAACTCTTGAGGGCCGGTTCCAAATCCAACAATATTAATTGGGTGTCTTTTATTTACAGCATCTTCTTCTGTAAAATGAAGTCTAAATTGTTTATCATCAATTCTAGAAACAAAATAATGAGAATTATTTCTAAGAGACGTTGATAATCCAGAGACTGAGGGAGTAAATCCAAAAGTAGTAGAAATGCCAGAAATTGGAATCGCCGTATTTCCGTTTGTTCTATAAACAACTTCATCAGCATCCCTAAATTTATGTTTATTTTCTATTCTGAAACTATTATTTGTTGTATTGATAATTGTAATTGTAGAATTTGCACTAGCGTATCCTGTTACTCCAGCATCAAATTCAACTTTATGTGTTATTGGGAGAAGTCTTGCTTTTAGTTTACAACCAAAACCATTTCCACCACTTAATGCAATTGTTGGTTCTTCTAAAAAGTCAAAACCGGCATCTTCTATTTTAATTTCTTCAACCTTTCCAACCAAAGATAAATTTGCTTTAGCTCCTGATCCTCCAGTAAGATTTGTTGTAGATACAATAGAAACTTCCGGTGGATTCATAACGTCATATCCACTGCCACTATCGAGGACATCAATTTTTTCTATTTTTCCATAGTGAATTTGCTGTGGAGACTTATAGTTTATAAGTTCTACTCCATTTACAAACATACCAATAGAACCTATTGGAGTAGATTGATTATTATTTGGATTTTTTGTTTCTTTTGGTATAAATTTTAATAATTTTTGTCCCGTGAGATTTTTATTTGCAAGTTTTCCTGGACTTAATCTATACTTATTCTCAGTATCTGTAGGATTTCCAGATCCAATTTGTCTTATTGATCCATTCAGAACGCCATCTATTGATGGCGTTAATTGAATTTCGTTTATGGACTTATTAACAATGTAATAATATCCTTCAAGTAAATTTTCAATTTCAGGGCTATTTTCATCTGAAGAATAATATACAATGTCTCCACTATAGAATCCATGGTCTTTTATGAATATTACATTATTTGAAATATTCGAAGAGGAGAATCTTTTTACTCCTTTAGTTAATGCAATTTCATAGTTTGGTATTGATTCTGAAGCAACTAAAACTTTAGATGAAGCATCATAAGTATTTTGAATTCCTGAGACTAATTCTTCTATATTTGAGTTTGGATGATTATCATTATCTAGAGTAAATTTACCAAAATTTATTTTTCTTCTAACAGCATAATTTTTACTGTCCGATAATATATTTGAAGACTGTGTTGAGTTAAATGTTAAACTGGTTTCTGTATTAATTTCTTCAACTATACCTTCCAATACAACAGTATTTGTTGAAATATCAATTATCTCAATAATATCATTTAAATATATTTGATGACTATCAAATGTTTTTATTTTTATTGCATTTCCTACTATAGCCAGTATTTCTTCTATATTACTTCTAGTTGATACATTATAAGTCCAAGATGAAAAATATGGATCGTTTTTGTCTGTTACTTCGCCAATAGACTTTACTTTTATCTGGTCTCCAACTAATAAATTTTTAGCAAAAGTTCCGGATTGATTAAAACTACCTTTAAATTTGAATCCATCCAGCAATGGATTTCCAGTTTCATATATTATACCATCTACTAATGATTTTGAAATGGTTCCTATAATTTTACCAGTTATTTGTAGGCCATCAAGGGCACTACTAGTTCCAGAAACAACTCCAGAACCTAATATAGTATCAGAACCAATTATTACACCAGTTCCGTTTATAGTTCCCTCTAATTGCAATTCTGCAGAACTTGCGGTTCCACTTAAACTACTAATAGAACCAGATTCAAAGTTATTTAAAACTCCGGTAATTATAAGTTCAACTTTTTTTGATTTATCATTATTTTCATATCCATAAATGTTTGTTACCGACCTTACAATGCTTCCTTCTTTGAATGTTTTTGAAGGATAACTACAATCTACGAATTGGTTTATATTTTTACTTTGATATGTTATTAATTCTCTACTATCACCATCTTCCAAATAAAATGCACCAGAAGATGGAAAGGATACTGTAGAGTCTACAGTTATTACTTTACTACTTGTAGTCGAATCAACTGTAGATATTGTTTTTGAAGGTATTTTAAATTTTCCTTCTATTGTTCCAGAAGTAAATGAATCTCTATCATATCCAGAAGAAAGACTTATGACATAATACAAATCACTGTTGCTAGAATAACTCTCAGAACTTACTATAGATTCATTTCTTGAGTTAACATCGTATCTTACTGCATCAACGTCAGATATTGATCCAGAAGCACTTAATACTTCAGGATCATATGGGTTTTTATCTTGGTATAATGTAAATCCCTTTAAATTTAATGGTTCTCCCGATATTCTTTTACATACTAACTTTTCAACAACCTCATAATTCGAATCTGATGGTTTGAATAAAAAGTCTTGTGGCTTAATTACTTCAACTTCTTTTCCAAACAGAGCACGAAAAAGTATTTTTATAGATTCATCAGTACCTTTAGATTTGAAAAAATCTGTAACTCTATTATAAAAATTTAAATCATTTAAATCCGTCGTAAGAGTTTTATTTTCAAACCCAGGAGCAAACTGTTGCTTAAACTTTCCAAAAAAATCTTTTAAGAAAAGATTACTCAAGTTTATTACAGCAGTTCCTGTATCGTGGGTTGATGGTTCTGAAGTATTGAATACGACTTTTTCTGGGTTGAGAGTATCTTTCAAGCTTGTGATAGCACTAAATCCTCTAGTGCATCCTAAAAAAGAAGTTTCTGTTTTTTCGGTATATGTTATAATCTCATCATTTATTTTTAAAATGCCATATTTTGATGGCCAACCTTTACTAGATACTACATTAATAGAAGTATCATTTTCTCCGACGTTAGTAGTTAATATCGTCTCAGAATCAATATTTCCTTCTAGATACGAATCAGTGTTTTTATAAACATCAAGATTCGTTAATATATCAACAGGACCACCCCGAAATTCTTGAGAAATATAATATTGCTTTAGAAAATCAACGAACTTAGGATTTTCTACAATAAAATTTTCTGGTAAATTTGATTGAAAAGTTTGATTTATCTGAGTTCTTTCGGTCATGCTCTGATATAATTTGTCGTTGATGGGTATGAAGAAGTTGATGCGTAAGATGAACCAGAATTGGAATATCCACTTGTAATAGTATCTAATATCATTGTGACTTCGCTTTTATTTACAGCATATTGCACATAAAGATCTTGTTTTCCAATAACATCATTAGAATCTGGAGAAACTTCAAATTCTATGACGTTTTCATCTTTTTGTGTATTAGATATTGATATAGTATCTATAAGGATTTCTCCAGTATTATAATTGACTTTTCCTGCATCTCTCTTAACAATAAAAACACCACGCTGAGGTATGAGTTTAAATATAAAAAGTCTTCCTTCAGTAGCAGAAGTTGGAGTATCCGAAAAATATAAAACACCATCCATACCAGAAACGGAAAATCCTGTCGATTTTATATTATATCCACTTGGATTGATATAAAATTTATTACCAAAACATAATTCATATTGATTGTATGTATTTCTACGTACTCTCATATTTCTAACCATCTTCACCTTAGTAATATTTGATATTATAGCTTGATCTGATTGGTCAATCAATGTTGATACTTTACTATACTTAAATCTACCTCCAAATTTATTGACCTCGGTAGTTCTTGAGTAAGCCAAAAGTGTATTTGTAATTCTTTCTTTTAATGCATCAGTATCACTGACAAAAGATGAATTATAGTATACCGATGATGTAGTCTCTACAGTCAAGTACTTCAAATCAACTAACTCTGGAACAATTCCAGCAACAGTATATGACCTCAATTTATCCAATATCTGCCTTTTTGCAAAACTAGACAGATAATTAGAATTCTTTGGTTTTACTGCCGCAAATACTTTTCCATACTGTGGAGGATTCAATTCTTCTCCACCATATGCCGATACTGATTCCACATTATCATAGACATACGGAATTATTGCTTCATAATCTCTTGCAGTTACAGCTCTATATTGTGAAGAATACAGTCTTGTTGAAAAATACTTGATTGATGATGCAGATTCTATTTCTGCACCTCCTGTCGCTGGAGTAACAGTGGTTATTAACGATATTCCACTATCAATCAAATTGTTTTCATTATTATTTCCAAAGAGTATACCACTGAATATGAAGTTAGAAGCTCCATTTCCAGATTCACCTGAAGTTGTTATGTATGATGCAGTAATATAATTATTATTTTCTAATTTTTTGCCTATGATGCCGTCACCAAATAAAAGTCTGTATCTTTCATCGACGGTTTCTTGAATTAAATAGATTCTTGAATTATTTTTAACTTTGATAATGTTATCAACTAAAGAATAATCTTCTTTTATACTGTCAGTCTGAGTATTTTTTACATTTACTCTAATTGTAGATGTATCTACAAAAGAATTATCCAATTCATACTTTATTTCACTCTCATTTCCAACTACTGTCCAATTTTGAGTTAATAATGTTCCCTCATAAACTGTAATATTTGAAAATGTTGCAGTGCCATTATCAACTTGTGCTACTACTCTTTCAGGAATAGAAAATTTTAGATTATTATTATTTCCGGCACCAACACAAACTAAACCAGACTCTAAAGTTATAGTTCTATACTCTGCTGGTAATCCTGTAACTCTAAAACTTACAACTGCTCTTGAAGCTCTTCTAGATTTTGGAACATAACCAACATTTCTTGCTAGAGAAACAATGTTTTCTCTTAATGTTGCCGTATCGAGGAAAACCTCATTGGCAACCATGTTTGAATTGTAGGCTGTAAGATAAGTATTGTAAGCCAGAATATTAATAAGGACCGAAAGGTTAGTTCCCTCATAGTCATAATCAGTAAATTCTGTATTTGCTTTGATATAGTCTTTTATAGACGCTTTGATTTCATCAAAGTCTAAACTTGTAAACTGAGTAAATGGCATTATACGTTATCTTGTTGATGTGAATACAAATGAAGCTTCTTGTGCTCCTTCAGATACAGCTCCGACTATATAGAATTCTATTGTGAGTTGAACTTCATTTGCATCGGAATTTGCTTCTGGAATTATTCTTAATATCTCTATTCTGGGTTCCCAAAATTCCAATGCTTCCCTGGCTGCGGAAGCAAGAAGATCTAACGAAATGGTATCTATCAACTCAAAAAGTGAATCATAAATTCTACTACCATAATCTGGCTCAAATGGCCTCTCTCCCAACCGTGTGGTCAGGATATTTCTCATCGCATTGGTAATCGCACTGACATTAGTTATTTTTCCAATGTCATTAGTGACTGGATGCTTTGAAAATGATAGTGAAATATCACTATAAACTGCCATTTTGCAGAAATGCTGTATTTATTTTTTTATTTATTCACGAAATCAATCAATTAATGAAGTCGCCAGAGGTATCTACATTCATTACAGTATCAATATGCTTAGATTTTTGATCAATATCGTCATTTTCTACTTCTCTTAGCATTTTTTGGGGGTTTCTATCAAAAATTGACCCATAATCAGTAATTAAAGCCTCTGTTCCCCACATATCTCTCATATATTTTCTGTCTCTATCTGGTTGTTTGCCCATTGTTTGCTCCGATAGGTAAAAATCAGAACTTTTAATGGGGTTGCTATCCCATATTACTATTTATTCCTTCTCTTTTGCCGTTTTCCAAAAATAATTTTCGTCATTTCCGAGTCCATCCCTGTCATGCCCGTTCTCCACTTGATAATACACGGTTGAAACCTTAAAATCTGGTGTTTTTGGTGTCTCCGGAGTTAATGAATTATCAAAAATTCGTGTTCGATTGTTAGGATAAAGACAAAATTGACCATTATCAAGCTCAATTAGGTTATGAGACTTGTGTTCAGATGGATTTTCACTTGTTGAATAGTCAATTATATCTGGATCATGGTGATAATTGTCAATTGTGCAGACATATGTACCAGTTTGTGGTCCAAAGTCGCGTGTATAGACCTCATAATGCATTGATCCAATGAATTGTTTCTGCACTACTGTGACTCCGTAGTCCATGCAATTCCAGAATTGTAGGTTATGTAGCGTAAGGTCAGGTTTCGGCGCTTCTGGGGACGATAAGAAGGCACTGATAGGCAATTTATCGTACATAGCCGCATACTCTGGTAAGTAAGTCTCAAAATAAAAAGCGCGTCCAGGTATCGATTTAACAGATACCCAGACGCCTTTTACATATTCACCATGACCGCTCTTATGATCAGTCAAATATTCTTTTCTTACCCAGACTTCTTGTGATGGAAGATTTGCAATTAAGCAAGGCATGAAAAAATTAATAGCTCTTAATAGTTATTCATTTTTTACCTTGACCACGATAACGCTTACGAGCTTTATTGCGAGAAGTTGCGGCATATTTTGTATGTTGTCCACATCCTTGACGAGATTTTTTCGGTGTTGGTGTAATAAGATCGCCAGTCTTTGAACGCATTGCCATAATTAATTCTCCTTAGGTACAGGTTCTAGTTTAATCAGTGTAGGGTCGAGAGCAGATGTAGGGTCTTCATAATATGCATCAACATATAATTCATATAACTCTGCAGCTGCCTCAGGAGAAATACTCTTTTGTAAGAGTCTTTCTCCATAGTATAGGTTGTATAACATTAAATAATACGAGTCTTTTCATGACCGACACGAATGCGTGGGTCGCACCAAATCTCGAAGCCTGCTTCCTTTGCGTCGAGACAGAATGAGACATCCTCGCCACACATGTCTTGGACTGAACCAGATTCAAAAACTTGCATCTTAGGTGCAAACCATGGATACTTCAACTCAGGATTCTCAAATACTCCATTCGCAATCATTATCCATCCAAATCCTGCATAATCAACCGTAAATGGTTTTCTACGTTGTGCAATACTATCAAGTGTCTCATGATTCATGACTCCACCATTGGTACGGAAGTCATCTTCATCTAACCAATGTGCAACAGAAGAAGTCTTTCCATCTTCTGTACAATACCATCCAGAAACAATTGATTTCTCTTCTCCTTCTTCTGAAATGGCCATATCACATAATTGCCAGAACTTCTCAGTGTTGAATACAATATCACTATCAATCCATAACTGATAATCATATTCAAGTTTACCATCCCAGGGTGCTTGATCAGGACCACGAAGTACATTTGCGCCAAGACACTTACAACGTGCAAAGTTAACCATGGAAGAGTAGTCTTGACTAATTTGAATACTCATTCCATTCTGTACCATATCAAAGCACAGTTGTACAAAGTTCTTTAAAAATGTATATGATACTCCTCGGCCTGGTAGACAGAATACAATTGTCTTACCTCTCATTCGTTCCTTGATAGCACCATAATCCCATTCAGGTTTGGGTGCTGCTTTTTCTTCTACAGAACCTTTCGGCGTCTTTGCTTTTACAGTGAATCCTTTTGCCATTTTAATTTAAAAGTTTCAGTTCAATTCTAACTCAATATGTATACTATGTCAATATGATGAGTCGTCTTGTTTATGTACGGTTAATTCCTCATATGATAAATCAGATTCTTGATAATCAGTTTTCATTAATTCTACCATCTGTATAATAGTGCTCCATGTAGTCTCAAATTCTTCTCTCTCTAAATTATGAAATAAACACTTGCCCTTTGCATATATGTGAAAGACCTTTTGGCTCATATTTTTTCTCCCGGATTTTTTTCACTCAGTATATATTGAAAAGGTATTTGATGTGATTTTTATATCCGGGATTTTTTTGTTCGTTCAAAAATAATACATTTTTTACAATTAGAACCTTCACATTCCCAACCTTTATGACAGTAATCACAACCTTTACCACCACATTTTATACAAATTATGTGACTTTTATCAGACATTTTTTTTTATCGGAAATTTTTTATCGGAATTTTTTTTAGGAAAGTGAAATCACTCTTGCGTTTTGTCACCTCTGTAGGTTAGGGTAGTTAGGCATTTTAATATAGGGGCGGGCATCAAATAAGGGCAAAGCTTTTAAAAAGACTGTCAAATAACGAATGGCTGCTGATAACACGAATAGGTCAACAGCCATTCGTTAGTGATATCAATCAATCAGCAACGACTCGATAACATCAAGACAAACAAGAATATCATTTCCTGTCTGTGCTTTAGAGAGAAGACCGAGTGCAGTTGAACGAGACATAATAAAAGAGAAAAGTGTTAACGAAAGTTGGACAGTTTAGCGTCATGTCTAGGACGATTGATCAGGCGAAGATGTAACCAGACTCGAAATCACGGGTCACTTTGTTGTCGCGAATGTACCACTGATAATCCTTCTGAAAGACACCATCAGTGACAGCATTGCAGAAACGATTGATTAATGCATTCAGACGGCTTTTGGTGGTAGTTGTCTGCCAACCACCGTCAAAGATCTGCAGAAAATCATCACCAATCACAGCGATTTTGTGACCATGGAGTCGCACAACTGACTCACCATTTTCCTCACAATAGTGGACAGAAGTGTTTGCAGATTGCCAGGTCTTGTTATTGGCAACTGCGTCATTCATTTGCTCTTCGATCTTACGCATGAAAAGAGAGAGAGAAGGGATGGAGAGCGGAAGGGGATTGGTGCCCCTCCCATGTAGCCAATATAGGGCTAAACCGGTCAAAACACAATGGGTATTTGTGCCGGTTTCTCAGGTGGTTTTTTCCAGGTCATGAGCGAAGCGCCGGGCGTTACATGCAGCGATCATCCATGCCGGCCGGCCAGCAGATGGAGGCAGCACAGCGGCAATGGCAGAATCAACGCCTTCCCATATGGAACGCTCAACCCAGACGCGGGAGCGGTCATCGATGCGGCAGGCAGGAGAGAAGGGCATGAGAAAATGGTAGAATGAACAGTCAGACCGATTCAGTCGGTCGCGTC